ATACAGCATCTGAAGCTGTAGGGTTTGAGCTGTTAAGACTGTCTATATATGTTCCTGTTTCTAATCCCATTCGTTATTCTCCTATCCACAATATAATGCACATGGAACTGTAAAACTTCCGTCATCATAAGTTTCTTGTTTAACATTTGATAATACTTTGCCGATTGTTTTGGTTTTTATAATATCATCACCCTGTAGCTTTGCTGTGCCATTTCCTTTAGATGATAGTAAATCACCTGCACTAACAGTAACACCACTTGCCACTCTTACTACTGATGTGCCAACAGAATTTACAAACATATCATTGTAAGGAGTTTCTTCGTTCCATGCTTTATAAACTCCATACACTCTAGCACTATCTTCTGTGTCAGATACTTTGCACATAGTGTGTTTATCATCAGATTTTTTTCTTATTGTTCCTGTAACAGATTCTCCATAATAAGTTATCGTATAACTATCACCAACAGATTTTCCATTTGGTAAAACTATTTCTTCTATCTTTGGTGTACCTGCTGCATTTGTAAATTCTAATTCATACCAATCGCACATAGCATCTATGGTTTCTAAAACTGTTCCTTTAAGTATTGTTGGTTTTGAATTATCTGATAGTCTTGACCAATGCGAACCTGTAAACGCATTATAAGATACAGTATCTCCTGATACAGATATAGTTCCTTTTAATGCACCATCTTTATAAAATGCAAATAAATTACCATCACTTGCCATTCTATTTAATGCCATTGGGTCGCCACCAGTTCTTGCTGCAACGATTAAGCCCTCACCACCTGATACTGCATTGATTACACAACCTGGGTCTGAGTTATTATTATTCCATGGTGTAGAGTCTACAGTAGATACAAAAAAGTTTCCTGATTCATCAAATCTTCCTCTTTCACTACCATTAGTATTAAAAGTCATTCTATTATCAGTCGCCCTACCGATAACTACATCATCAGTTGCACCTATACAAAAATTTTGTCCTCCAGGTAATACTAAATTTTTATCAACATTTACTGTGCTACCATCAGAAGCTGTTGTTATAATTGCTTCACCTGAACTAGAACCTTTTAATTTAATACTACTCATTAATCTGCTTCCTCTATTGTGTTACCTTTTGCTATCCATTCTTGTATAGCTTGGTAGTGTGTGTTTGCTGTGTCTATTGGTACAATCATTGTTACACTATTAATTACAGATTCAATAGCAATATTATCTGTTCCATTTGATAAATATTTTGCTGATGTAACTATCATAATTCTGCCTCTGCTGTTGTACCACTACCCAATACTGCTGTATTATCTCCTGATCTATTAATTCCATAAGTATCTGCATTTAGAAGTTGTACCCCACTTTTTGTTGTTCCTGCTTCAACAATAGTAGGTGTTGCTCTCATAGTTTGTTTAAATTGCCAATGAATTCTTTTGCTACCACTACCACCACTTGATGATTCATAAGCACCTAAAGTTTTTGTAAAATACCTCTGACATCTAGCTAGATTTGTACCTACATCTTCAAATTGAAAGTCAGGTATGCTGTTAGTATCTGCAAATGTTCCCACCTCTAATTGCACACCAGTAAACCACCAATTATTATCTGTGCTACTTGCAAGGTTCACTTGCCCACTAGCAACTTGTTCTGCTGTAGTTGTAGTATCCCAAGTTTCTTGTAATGTGCCACTCGAAAAACCTGTACCTGCTGCTAACCAAAACTTGACTGATAAACTTGCACCATTGTCATTCCCAAAAGCACCTGATGTATCAGCAGGAAATGATATAACTTTCTTTTCCCATGTGTTTGCACTTGATACTGTATAACTTTTTGAAGCACTTCTGCTATTATCGTGGTCTTCTAGTTCACAAGTAAATGTACCTGTTACATGAGATTTAACCCAAAACGCTAGTGTAAATGCTTCTGCATTAGATGTGCCTTTTTTAAATACTTGTAAATTTTGACCTTCTATTTTTTGTCTTACAAAAAAGAAATCTGTTGAGCTTAAAGAACTATCAGCAGTAGTACAATCTAATTTCCAAGACTTTGCAAAACCATAACCTGTCGGTACATCTGTATCTTGTGTGTTTGTAAATGTACCTGCACTACCTATAAATCCTTTCCATCTGTCGCAAGTTTCTATCTCATCTTCTGTGCCTGTGTATGTGCCACTTGTTGCTCTTTGTGCAATCTGCATATCGCCATTAATTATGATTGGGGTAGCAGTCTTACGATCTAAAGCTACTGTGTTATCTGATACTGTACCATGTAATGTTAATGCCATCTAACTCTCCAATGCTGTAATTCTAGCTTCTAATTCTTGTATTGTTTTGACTAATAAAGGTACTAGTTTGCTTTGGTCAATTCCTTGATATTCATTTTCTGTTGATGTTTTTACCCAAGTTTGCCCATCTTCTTTTGCAGATTCTACAACATTTTCTGCAATTATATTATTATCTTCATCTTTAATTGTGCCTAAATCTTTTGTACCATCTTTTTCTCCTGTAACAGCTTCAGGTACTATGCTTGACACTTCATGTGCAAGAAATCCGTCTACTGTTTTGTCTGCATCAGCTTTGAAATTAAATCTTGCAGGTTTGAGTTGTTTTAGTCTTGTTGTTGCATCAAATGTATAATTAACATTTTCTTTTAATCTGTAATCAGAAGAAGTATTGTATGAAACACTCGATGTGTCAAAATTAATTGTACCTACAATATTGGTAGAGCCTCTAGCAAAAACTACACCATTACCATTACTATTTTTTCTGTTTAACTTCATACATTCTTGACCTGCTGTACTACAATGAAGTTGTCCCTCGTTTGAACCTGACCCTGCAACAGCAAAACCTGAAGTATTATCAAAACTAAAATCTGTTCTACCTACACACAAATGACCATTAGAGTCTATCCTCATGTTTTCAACAACACCAATTAACCCAGTTTTAAAAATAAGATTTTCTGCTTGTATATTTAAGTCCATCATATCTGAACCATAGTTTGCAGAGTTTATTGTATGAGAAGATGCACCGCTATCTAATTGTAACCTTTTTGATGCAGTAGATGTATCACTAACTGCCATTGAGCCTGATGTTTCAAAGTTTATTGCAGGACTTGTAGTTCCTATACCTACTTTGCCATCACTCGCCATATGTACTTTAGTCGAAGCATCAATCTGTAGGTCTATTTCACCACTTGTATCTGATACTATTTTTAATCCGTCTGATGTGTCTGCGTTTAGCTTACATGTCATAGTATTACTAACCTCTCTCCTGATGGAATTGTTACTGTAACCCCTGAATTAATTGTTAATGGTCCAACGCACATAGCTGATTTATTGGTAGATAGTGTGTAGTTGGTTGTAACTACTCTTTCGTTTTCTTGGAATACTTCATCACCACCTGC